CGGGAACATGGAGATCGTCAAGGTCACCGGCCGCACAGATGACGCGTTCACCGTGACACGGGCGCAGGAAGGTACGCTGGCGATCCCGTTCCTTGCCACTAGCCGGGTCGAGCTGCGCATGACCGCAGCTGCGCTCCAAGAGATCGTGGACGCATTGGCTCCGTGAGGATAGCATGACGATTGTACTGAAGAATAACGTATCCAGCACGCTCGCCACGCCGATCTCCGCGTCCGATACGGGCATGGTCGTTGTCGACGGGGATCAGTTCCCGACGCTCACAGGGGCGGAGTACTTCTACGCCACGCTCATGTCTCCCGCGGGTACGACCGAGATTGTCAAGGTGACTGCGAGAGTCGCGAACGCCATGACCATTGTCCGGGCGCAGGACGGTACGTCTGCGGCCAGCTTCACTTCTGGCGCCCTCGTCGAGATGCGCGTCACCGCGGCCTCCATGCTGGATACTGCGGACAAGTACTCCACTGCAGCCGCGATCTCTATCACCGACGCTGGCGGGTACTACACCGGTACGAACGTCGAGGCTGCGCTGCAGGAGGCCGCACAGGCCGGCACGACGCAGATCACGGACGCCGGTGGGTACTACACCGGTACGAACGTCGAGGCTGCGCTGCAGGAGGCCGCACAGGCCGGCACGATCCAGATCACTGACGCCGGCGGGTACTACACCGCGACGGACGTCGAGGGGGCGCTGCAGGAGGCGGGGCTCGCACAGAGCACGGCGTATACGTTCCGCACCATCAGTGTCGCCGGGCAGGATGACGTGGTGGCCGATGCTGTCGCTGACACCCTGACGCTTGCCGCCGGCACGAACATCGCGATCACGACCACCGCGGGCACAGACACCATAACGGTGGACTGGGTGCCGGAGGGTGAGGCCGCTACCACTGTCTTTGCCTCGCAAGCTGAGGCTGAGGCGTATAGCTACACCACTGTTGCCGATGCACCGGATATTATCTTCCTCAGCGGGTTTTTGAACGCGGGGGAGTTCGGGTATGCCAAAGCGTACCGCAAGGTGGCTGTTGCGCCGGGCCACGGGGGACAGGTTACGATTTCTACTGACGACGGCGTCGTCTACTACGAGCCCGATACCTCCGGCTGGGTCACGCCGCGCATGTATGGCTCCGGGAACAACGACACGAGTGCTTACGATATTGGGGCCAGTGACGATGGTATGGACGGGGTCCTCGATGCCCTGACCTATGGTACACGCGTTGATCTCGGGCGGGACCAGACGTTTGTCGGCGCAACGACTTACACGGTGCTCAACAAGGAGAGCCTACAGGTCCGCGGGGAGCGGATCCAGTTCTACGCTTCGAGCGCCCGCAATATCGGCACCAAGGGCGTGTTCCTGTGGTTCCTGAATATCGATTTCTTGGACTGGGATGTCGACTGCGACATGTTCTTGCGGCGGGATCCGTCTGAGGCAGGACGCTATTCCGGGGGGCTCGTTGTCCGGCCAGCAAGCACCTCCAGCAAGATCGTCATCAAGCGCACGCGTGTTTATGGGCCGAATTACAACTCTGCAGGCACGTGGGATATTGCGGACGATCCTTACTACTCCGCGGCCGCTTGGTGTTCTGTTGGCATCGGGTGCGAAGGGTGGTTCAACGTCAGTGACCAAGGACCTTTCGAGTATCAGCTCCTGCACATAGAGGACTGCGCTGTTTACGACGTTATTCGGTCCATCACGACGACGAACACAGACCCGTTCTTATGGGATGTCCTCAGCGGGAGCGGCGTATATTCCGCCATGACGACAGGCTTCTGGTTGGGTCAGGCCTTCCGGACGCGCCTTATCAATAGTAAGGTGGATGGCGTATTTCTCGGGAATACCAACAGCGCCGCGCCAGCGAGCGCGGCCGATGCAGACTGTGTCGTCTACAAGACGCGACTGGTGTCTGGCTACAGTGTTAGCAACAGTAACCCGGCGTACTACCCCGGCGAGTTCGTCATGGAAGGTTGCGACTTTCGGAATGGGCAGGGCCGCTGGGTGAAGACACAGGCGGCTGGACAGATGACCATCCGCAACAACGTGTTCTCTATCGACAGGACGACGTCCGGCGGATTTTTCTATATGATTCAGGCGTCCGGCGGGGCTTGGTACGGCATCGACTGTCAGGATGAACCCGCCGTAATCGAGAACAACCAGTTCCTGCTCAAGGAACAGATCGTCAACCAAGTCGGCGCCAACTTGGTCGGACTGCGCGCCGGTGCTTCTGGCGTAGGACCACTAAACCCCGGTAATAACCCCGGATATAATCCGAACACGCCCAACTCCCGGGATCTGTTCGGCGCTTTCCGTGACAATTATGTGTTCGCGCATGTGGGCACCACCTTTGTCAACCCCGCGCAAGTTCTGACGGCGATAGTGTTTGTGGACAACACATATATGGTGACTGCGGCCACGGCAAACGCATCCGATTTCAGAAGCCTTGCGGTGGACCTCAGCAGAAATACCGTGGTGAGCGGGTTGGGTTATAACAACACCTTTGGTACGGGCGCCAGTACCTGTGTGGCAAAAGCGTTCTACCTACCGAACCTCACAGATTTTACGGGGACGTCAGCCATTCTGCGCCTATTCATGAACTACAACGACCTCGATACGCACCTTCTCGTCGACGCCCCGGGTAGCGGTGGTGTCAGTCATACAGGCCAGTACTTCGTCGTCGTGAAAGACAACGTCACTCATACCACGGCGGTGGATGCGTCCGGAGTCAGCGGTACCGCCTTCACGTTCGGCTCTGGTCCGCAAACCGCAAATCTCGTCAACTACCGCCAGAATATTTAAGGTTAGATGTAGAGGACGACATGCCGAGCGACGAACAGAAACGCCACTGGGCGAAAGAATACGGCCTCTTGGTCAGCATTCTGACGGTGCTCCTCGGCTACGGCGTTGGGGGCCTGTGGTGGGCCGGGAACCTGAACTCCAGCGTCAAGTCGCTGGCGACTGTGCAAGATAGTCACGCAACGCGCATCTCCGCTATCGAGAGCGGGCGCATCCTCGACAATCAAGCCATCACCCGACTGGAAGAGCGCATCGCTGCGCAGCAGGCCAGCATCGAGCGGGTAGAGACGACCGTTAACGAGATCATGCGGTTTCTCAGGGAGACGAGATGAAACGCCCGGACATCCCCCAAGCCGCCATCGATCTGGTCAAGGAGTTCGAAGGCTGTCGCCTTCAAGCTTACCTCGATCCGGTCGGTGTAGCTACCATCGGCTACGGCCTGACCAGCGGCGCGCTTCCCGGCGTCGTCGTGGTGATGGGGATGGAGATCACACAGCGCGAGGCAGACGAATATCTGGAGCGGACGCTGGCGCGCTTCGCCGATCAGATCTGGCCTGCGTTCGCCCGCTACCCCGAGCCGCACCAGTTCGGCGCTCTGCTTTCGCTGGCCTACAACATCGGCGTCGGTGCTTTCCGGAAGTCCACGGCTCTGAAGCGGTTCAACGCGCGTGACGACGAAGGCACTGCGGAGGCGATGCTGTGGTGGAACAAGGCCGGAGGCAAGGTTTTGCGGGGCCTCGTGCGTCGTCGCGAGGCGGAGGTAGCGCTCTTTCTCGGGGATCCGGGTGGAGTGTCGGTCGCTGAGACCAGCACCAAGCCCGACGCGCTGCGGGAAAATCCTGCCTCCAGCAAGACCATCGGCGGCGCGACAGCCGTCGCTGTGAGCGGTGGAACGGGGGTGGTCGCTGCTGTCTCCGAGCTGGACGGCACGGCGCAGCTTGTAGTGATCGTCGCGGCCTGCGTGGCGGTGCTGTTCCTGCTGCTCATCTTCCGCGAGCGGCTGCGGCACTGGGCCAGAGGGGTGCGCTGATGTCTCTTATCTTTATCGCCATGTGCGCGGTCTACATGGGGCAGGAAATCTGCCAAGAGCTGCCGCCGCAGGCCGTCATGGTCGAGGTCGAGGATTGCCGCGCCGGACTTCCTGCGCTTGAGATGCAGGTCAGAATCCACATGGCGCAGCGCGGCTGGACGGTGACCGACTTCGCCGCCTTCTGCGAGAGCGGGGTGGAAGGGTGATCCCCCGCCCCAAGGACTGGCTGGCTGCTCTCGGCGCGCTGCTTCTCGCCGCGCTGGGGGTCTACGCCGCCGGGCGTCGGGACGGCCGCCAGAAGGCGGATCGGCGCGAGGACGAGGCATACCGCGAGACAAGGGAGCGGATCGATGAAGTACACCTTGGCGATGACCCTGCTCTGGCCCGTCGCTTCCTGCACGAGCGTGGTAAATCAGGCAGCGATATGTGATGCCACGAGCGCCAGCCGAACGGCGCACGCGGCGGCACTTGCGGAGGATGGCGGCGATCGTTCAGTGGTTACGGGCGCACTTTTGATCCAGCAGATCGACGCTGGGTGTGGTATAAACTAGGGTGGAAGGACTCTACAGATGATGAACAAGAAGAAGCCGATGAGCTACAAGAAGGGCGGCATGGTGTTCAAGCCTTGCGCCTCGTGCCCCAGCCCGGCAAAGTGCCGCGCCGCAGGCAAGTGCGCAAAGAAAGAAGCTGCGAAGCGCAAGAAGTAAGAGATGGCAGGCGTCAAGCTCCAGAAGTTCCTTGGGAAAGCTCCGCGCATCGCGCCGGAGCTTCTCCCTAATACGTCGGCGCAGATCGCGACGAACGTAAAGCTGTATTCTGGTGACTTGATCCCTTACCCCACCGTCGGGGTGGCCGGCGCTCACGCCCCGCTGGGAGCGGAGCCAAAGACCCTGTACGCTCTCCGGAACCCTGTCACCAACGACCCCGTATGGCTCGCGTGGACGACAGACGTGGACGTCGCTACCCCAGCCGGTGAGTCCGACGTAGCCGAACAGCGGTTCTATTACACCGGTGACGGAGAGCCACGTGTCTCGACGTATTCTCTCGCTACATCAGGTGCAGCACCGTATCCGACAGACTACTACGAGCTCGGGCTACCGCTACCCACTGCGACCCCCGAGACTGTGGCGCAAGAGTTCGCCACCCGTGTGTCTGCCTCCTACGCGCGGGATGCATCCGGCATCGTCACACTGAAAACTGGCGGTGAACTCAAGGAGATAACGGGCGTACTTCTCACCAACCCCATGCAGATCACTTGTGTAGACCACGGCTTTTCGACCGGGGATCTGGTCTACATCACTGCCGTTGGGGGGACGGTCGAACTCAACGGTTACACCTACGGCATCACGGTTCTGGACGCCAACAACTTCACGCTCAACACCATAGACGGGACGTCCGGCTACTCGGCCTACACTTCTGGCGGCCTCGTCGCACTGAAGTCTGCCCCGCATGGCCTCAAGAGCGGTGCGTTCGTCACCGTCAACGGGTTCACCAATATCGAGGGGACGTATAGCCAGACGGATACAACCATCACGGTGTCGATCACAGGCCACGGGCTCTTTGCGGGGAGCAGCGTACTGCTGCGGTTCACGAGCGGGAGCGCTACCTCGAACATTTTCACCGTCACCGCTGTTGTAGATCCGGATACGTTCCGTGTTGAGGCGGCCAGCTCTGCGTCCACCTCCGGTGATGTGACGTGGGACATTTCCAACCTGAACGCCAACTCCGTCGAGATCACCGTTGTCGACGACTTCACGGTCAACTACCCGAGCCCCGGTTTTCAGGTGAGCGAAACCCTGAGCCTCGCTGGCCGCCTCGATCTGGCGGGTGATACGCAGGCCCGGACTTACCTCTACACATGGTTCACCCCGTGGGAGGAAGAGTCTGTCGGGTCGGAGCCTTCCGAGGCGCTGTTCATCAAGGAGGGGCAGCGGGTCACCGTCGGCAACCTACCGACGACGAAGCCTGCCGGGAAGAACTACATCCGCGGCATTCGCCTGTACCGCACGCTGTCCAGCACTGCTGACACGGAGTATCTCCGGTTGGCCACCCTGTGGTTTCCTGTCCTCGTCACGGGGTATAGTGGCAATACCGTCACCACCGAGTACCCACACAACCTCGCTGTCGGCAGCTACTTCAAGATCAGCGGCGGGGTTACCGGGGCCGAAGTGACTGACGTCGTGGACGAGTACACGTTCGTCTTCACTGGTGGTACGGGCATCGGTCGGATCGGTGGCTATCTGTACCATGACGTCTCGGAGAACCCGGGCACGACCGATGGGCGGTACTGGGGGGAGACATCCTACGATTTCGTGGACGACTTTGCGGTCGAGAGCCTGCTGAACGCACTGGTGACAGATGACTATGAGCCGCCGCCCGACACGCTCAAGGGCCTGACGGTCTATAACAACAACTTCCTCGTGGGCTTCTCTGGCAACGAGATCTATTTCTCGGAACCCGGTGAGTACCATGCGTGGCCGCGGCGGTACAAGAAGACTGTGCCACACGACATCGTGGGGCTTGCTACGACGTCCGGGTATCTGCTGGTCATGACGACCGACTACGCCTATCTGGCGCAGGGCAGCGACCCGGCGGTCATCGGGATGCAGCGTATGGATGCGCGGTATCCTTGTCTCAGCAAGCGTAGTATCGCCCAGACCGGCTTCGGTGTCGTGTACGCGACCCACGATGGCCTCGCGCTCTATTCCACCGCGGCCGGGCCGCAGCTGGTGACCCGCGTGTTGTACAACAGCGATACGTGGAACGCCGATCTGGATCCCAGCACGCTTATCGCCACTGCCTACAAGGATACCTACCTCGCATGGCATTCCGGGGGCGGTATCAGTTTCGAGCAGGATGAGAAGGTCGGCGGCTACTTCGTTGATCTTTCAGTAGATGTTCAGCCGTCTGCCACATGGTTCGACCCAATAACCAACAACTTGTACTATGCTTCTGGCACCACTGGCACTGTGTACCGTTGGGATGACCCCGCGCAGCCGGCGGAACCGTACGAATGGAAGTCGAAGGTCTTTGTTACCGATAACCCCATAAACATCGGCGCGGCGCAGGTCGATGCCGTGTATGCCGCTGCATCGCCCACATGGGATACGGTGGCGTCTACGTGGGCTACGACAGGCACTACATGGAACGTGGATGGCGCACTCACCTTCAAGTTCTGGGCTGATGGGGAACTGCTCCTGACGCACACTGTAGCCGATGCCCAACCGTTCAGGCTCCCTACGGGGTATCGCAGCGACAAGTTCGAGGTTAGTATCGCGGGCTCTTCCCGGGTGCGCTCCATCCGGTTGGCCGAAACACCCACCGGGCTGAGGGAGGTCTGATGGCACTGAACACCCGCTATACCGCCATACCGAGCGCACCGCAGGCCGGGGCCGACGAGTGGCTTGTCCGCACGCTTAATGCGCTCAAGGAGAACGTGGAGCTGCTGACGGGGTCTCGCGGCGAACCGGACCGGGCGAGTGCGGCGCTTACACGCTCGACCGTGCGCACTGCCACCCCTCCTACGCAGACGATGCAGCGCGTGTCGGCCCGTGGTTCGGGGGTCAGTATCAGTGGTACGAACGTGCCGGTGCTGGAAGACTACGTGGCACTCACCAATGATGTGCAGAAACTCGCCAATGATGTGGCGAACCTCCGGGCAACTGTGGAGTTGCTGCTGACAGAACTGAAGGGATAGACCATGGCTCAGAAACGCCCCCAGACC